CACCACGTAGTTTGATTAGTGTAAAGCAAAGCAAGCACGGAGTACTAAAGCAAGTTGTGCCTGAGTTTAAACGTCTTAAGAACAAGTATGACTTGCTATGGGATCAACGTAGCCCAGAAGGTTACTTGAAGATTATGGCTGTACTACAGAAATACATTGATCAAGGCATTAGTGTTAATACCAGCTACAATCCAATCTTCTTTGAAGATGAAAAGATTCCGATGAGCACAATGTTGCAGCATCTTTTGATGTTCTACAAGCTAGGTGGCAAGCAGTTGTATTACTTTAACACCAATGACGGACAAGGCGAAGTTGATGTTAACAAAATGATGGGCGAACTTGAAGTTGTTGAAGTAGACGACGACGAATGTGAGAGCTGTCACATTTAACACTTGACATGTCTTTCGGGGCATGTTACACTATATTATAGATATAGAAACACATACACAAGGGTAAGAGATATACATGAGCGTTTTTAACACTGCAAATAAAGCAGACCACACAAAAGTATTAGCATTTCTAGATCCGACGGGCGGACCTACGATTCAGCGTTATGACACGCTAAAGTATAAAAGCTTTGATGGACTTACAGACAAGCAATTAGGATTCTTTTGGCGTCCGGAAGAAGTTGATGTAACCAAAGACAGCAAAGACTTTAAAGCCCTTAGTGACCATGAGCGTCATATCTTTACAAGCAACCTAAAGCGTCAGATCCTACTAGACAGTGTACAAGGCAGAGCACCAGTAGAAGCATTTTCGCCTATTGTAAGTTTGCCGGAGATTGAGAATTGGATCACAACATGGACGTTCTCAGAAACAATTCACTCACGCAGTTACACACATATTATTCGTAACGTGTACAACAACCCTAGTAAAATCTTTGACGAGATGATGGACATTGAAGAGATTGCAGACTGTGCTGGTGACATTTCTAAATACTACGATGATCTTATTGAATTAAGCAGCTGGTACAAACTACTAGGTGTAGGCACACATACTGTTAACGGCAAGAAGATTACAGTTGATCTTTATGAACTAAAGAAATTGTTGTGGCTTACACTAATGAGTGTTAACATTCTAGAAGGTGTGCGCTTTTATGTAAGCTTTGCATGTAGCTGGGCGTTTGCAGAGATGAAGCAAATGGAAGGCAATGCTAAGATCATTAAGCTTATTGCTCGCGACGAGAACTTGCACCTAGCAAGCACACAGATGTTGCTTAAAGTACTCAAGAAAGATGATCCAGATTATATAAAGATTGCAGAAGAAACAGAAGAAGCATGTATTGCAATGTTTGTAGAAGCAGTTGATCAGGAGAAGGCTTGGGCAGAGTATTTGTTTAAAGATGGATCAATGATTGGACTTAACACAGAGTTGTTAAGTGGATACATCGAATGGATTTGTACACGTAGAATGACTAATGTAAATTTAAAAAGTCCATACACTGTAAAGACTAACCCTCTGCCGTGGACACAAAAATGGATTAGTGGTAGTGAAGTGCAAGTTGCTCCACAAGAAACAGAAATAACATCTTACGTTAGTGGCGGCACTAAACAGGATGTATCAACAGACACCTTTAAAGGATTTAGTTTATGATTGAAATTTACGGAAAGCCGCAATGTCCATTTTGTGATATGGCAAAGGCATTGTGCGAAACAAGAAAGTTACCGTTCAAGTACTTTCAACTTGGTACAGACTTTACCCGTGACGAAGTACTTGAAAAGTTTCCAGGAGCACGTACCTTCCCACAAATTACAGTACACGGAACAAAGATTGGTGGCTACGATAAACTAGGCACATACTTAGAAGAAACTAACTATAACGGAACAGGACACTCACTATAATGTTAATCGAAACACCTTATAAAATTGGAGACACTGTGTCTCTAAAACTAAGCTCTGGCGAAGAGATTGTTGCTCGGCTAGATGCTGAATCACCAACAGAATATACACTTAAAAAGCCTATGGTATTAATTATGCAGTCAGAAGGACTGGGATTAGCACCTTATATGTACAGTGTATCACCGGATGCAAAGTTTAATATTCTAGTAAACAGTGTAAGTTGTATTGCTAAAACTGAAACTGAAATTGCAAAACAATATACATCTACTACCAGTAGTATTCAGATGGTGTAATTTCTCGGATAAATATACTAGTATAATACGAGGAACGTAAATGTCAATAGCAGGCGCAAATATATTTGAAGATAGTGCTTCGGAAGGTGTAGGTCAAACTACAGTTAACCATCCGGACATTGATACTGATCCGGGTTCAGGACCACCGGATCATGTACACATTGATTTTGACCTTGCACACAAAGCATGTCTAGCAGAGATAGCAAGTTTGTTTGAAGATATACAAGTAGACTTACGTATTATTACAGACAGAGGTGATGACAGAGCTAAAGGCATTTATCAACGTGAAGCTGATAGCGTAGCAAACAATCCTGCAAACATTGCAAAAGCAGCACTAGATTATATTAATTTACAACAGTCACAAATATTAGACTTAGTTAATGCCGAGGTAGGCAATCCTACGAACTTAGGCAATACAAGCGCAGTCAATTACAATGCAATAAGAAACAACACAACTAGTGCAGGTGGATTTGTAGGCGGTACTAGTGTGAACACACAAAGTGCAGGCTACGGTGCTAGTGCTTCAACTGCAATTGTAGGGAAAGACGGAAACACTTACTACGAAGGTAGTATACCATTTGACCAAGTAAAAGTTGAAGATGGCAGATCAGCTGGTATAGTTAAATATGCATTAGGCGGCAAGCGTAGCTTGCCAATACAATCACAACTTTGGAATATACTACAGACATCAGCCATAACAGCAGGTGTTGATGTAACTATCACTAGTGGCGGACAAGTTCCTGCAAATGAAGGCGGCATCAGTGGTAAAAACAGAACTGGTTCTAACAGACACGACAAAGGCTATGCAGCAGATGTAAGACTTACAGACGGCGATGGTAATAGACTGTACACAAATGATCCTAAGCAACTTGCTATCATAACAAAGTTTATACAAGCGTGTGAAGCTCAAGGTGCAACAGGAATAGGCTGCGGCAATGGATATATGAACAACGGAAACGTACATGTTGATATTGCTTGGCTAGGACAGCAACAAGGAGTAATATCTGGTATACTTTCAAACAGATATTGGGGCGGAAGTGCGCCAACAAACACTGCAAGCACACCCCAATATCTAGTAGATATTATGGCAACACGGGATAACATAGCATAATGCCAGCACCATATCAACACTTAGACATGACTCCGGAATACAACCGGATTATTACAGCACTTACAGGCATACGAGATGACGTAAGATTGTTACAAAAATTACAGTCTGATCCAGAAAGTGGCATTGCTACAAGCGCAGTACTAAACGACTTCCAACGAGCACTCTTAGCAGTTACTATGAGTTCAGCTGTAGGTAATACAGCAGCGGCAGTCGCAGCAGCAGTAACGGCAGGAACACTGCCAAACGGTTCGGCAGTTGCCGCAGCTACTGGCGAAAGTAATGCAGACTTAGGCGCTGAAAGAACAACAATACTTGCAGCACTAGGTGTTACAGAAGATCCAGCTGATATGAAAGTATTAATCCGAGTAAGTGGACAATACTATTGGGAAGCAAAGGGTGCAGCTGGTCCAGACGAGGCTCGCCGCGGCGAAACTACACTAGTAGTGCCATTTGCACTAGGCGAACAACTAGGTTACGATAATGAATCAACTGGAGCAATTACACCAGGCGCACCGACAGGACCACCAGATGGAATACCTAATGCTTCGTCTCCAAAAAAACGTTGGCCATTCGCAAGACCAGAAGGACAAACAGCATCGCAGAATGCCAATCCTAATGCAGACTTAATTGATCCTGCTACAGGACAAGTTGTAGCAAGGTCACCAGAAGCGCAAGCGGCAATTGATCGTGCAGGCACAGCACCTCCGCCCGCAACAGATTATAGTCCAGGAGCAGAATAATGCCAGCAGTAACACACAGTAACACTCCGTTTGCATCTAATGTATTTGTAAATGGCGGTCCAACACTTGGTGGCGGCGTAGCTGATGCATTGGGCCTCGAAGACACTGTTGGTATAAACGATGATCAAGCAAGATCTATTATTGAAGGCAGAGCAGCAGAAATTGCAGCAGGCAATGATCCAGATACGTTTGAAGCACTAGAACAATTCGGCGGCGGCAATCCTGGAGGCACAAATCCAATTAATGGCACAGAAGGTGCAATAGGCGCACCAGGATCTGATAGTGCTGTTGGTGCTGATGCATCAGCTGACGACGACTTTGAACGCCCTACTTCAGAATGGATTGTCGTACAATCGCATGTAAATCCTCGAGTATTACCAGAGCTATGGACTAAACTAGAAAACTTTGCAAAAGCACTAGGACGTCCTATTACACTAAACAGTGCTTATCGTTCACCAGAATATAATGTAAAAATTGGCGGAGCAAAGAAAAGTATGCATGTACAGCGTAAGGCAGCAGACGTACAATGGGGAACATCTAGCGTCCAAGGACGTGTAGATATGATACAACGTGCAATCGATGCAGGGATTTCAGGCATTGGTACATATAACGGCTTCATGCATGTTGACATTGGAACAAAGCGTCAATGGGGTCCAAACGGCAGCAGAACTGGGCAATTTGCGCAATACAAGCCAGTATTAAAAGCTAACGGCTATTCAATGTAATTAAACATTGACAAGAGCTTCTTTCTATGTTATAGTATATACATAATATAAACTTAGGCAAAGAGACAGCATGAAAAAATATAACGATAAAGTGATACTTACTGACGCAGATGGCGTCCTACTTAACTGGGAGTATGCATTCTGCTGTTATTTAGAACAGCGTGGCTACACACAGATTGAGAACGGCAATTGGGAATACGACATTGCTAAACGCTTTGGTATTTCACGCAACGAAGCAATTAAACACGTAAAGGTATTTAATGAAAGTGCAGCAATGGGATTTCTCCCAGCACTACGTGACGCTATGTATTACGTTAAACGATTACACGAAGAACACGGATATGTATTCCGTTGCATTACGTCTATGTCTTTAGACCCTAATGCATATAAGCTTCGTAAAATGAATTTG